AGAACTTTTGATGAATCAGGAGATTATATTGTAAGAGGTTTTGATGTTGATGTTAGAGAATCAGTATTAGCAAGTAATAATAGAGGTATCTATTCAAGTGGTGCAACTACAACAGATGGTGGCACGGCAGCTACAACTAAACTTGCAGTAGGTATTGAACCTGGTAAAGCATATGTTAAAGGTTATGAAATAGAAAATATAGGAACAAAATTCTTAGATGTAAATAAAGCTAGAGATTTTGATACAGAAAGTAATTTTAGTACAAGATTTGATATTCAAAACTTTGTAAATGTAAAAAATGTTTTTGGTTCACCAGATGTTGGATTTGTAACTGGTGATACTGAGGCATATAAATTATTAGCATTACACGATACAGCTTCATCTTCTAGAGGTACGGCACAATCAACAAGTGGATTTACGGTACCACAAATTGGTCGTGCAAAATCTAGAGGTTTTGAATATAAATCTGGTTCTGATACTTCTGACATTATGTCTAGTGGTTCATTAACAGATTCAGTTTATAAACATTTCTTATTTGACATTGAAATGTTTACACACTTAAACTTAACAACGAACACAAGTTTTTCTGCTGGTGAAAAAATTACAGGTAGAACTTCTGGCGCAACTGCTATTATAGAAAGTGTATCAGTAAATGGCACAGACGCCGTTGATAGTTTAACACAGGCAACACCAACTGTAATTACCGCTTCAAGTCATGGATTTGTAGATGGTCAACAAATTGCAATATCATCAGGTTCATTTATCAAAGCCGATTCATCAACTGTATCATCAGGAACATTTACAGTTAGAAATGCAACAACAAACACTTTTGAATTATTTGATTCAGATGGCACAACAGAGGTTGGTGCTGGTAGTAATACAGAAGATTTAGTATTTTCTCACACAGTTTTAGTTTTAACAAATATTAAAGGAACATTCTCAGCAGGTGAAGTAATTAGAAATGATGATTCATCTACATTCGGTACTGTTCAATCAGACGCTATAGGTTTTAAAGCAGTTAGAAGTTTTGAGTTTGCTGATGTTAAACAAATATCAATGGCAGGTTCACCTGTTTACACGGCTGACACAGATTTAGGTTCAACTAATGGCGATAACAAAGTATTATCAGGAACAATATCGGTTGCAAATAGTGTAGCTGCTGTTACAGGTTTTAATACTAAGTTTACAACTGAATTAAAAATAGGCGACCAAATTACATTTACAGATGACGCTGTTACCACAGTTACAAAATTAGTTAAAAATATTATATCAGATACAAGTCTAACATTAGATAGTGCTGTTGGTGGTTCAGATGTTACAACAAAATCTGTTGCAACTAGACAAAGAACTAAACTTCAATCACCTGAAAAAAATACAGCAATATTTAAATTGCCGTATAAAAATATTAAAACATTACTTACAACTGCTAATTCAGAAGTATCAGATACAAGTTTTAAAGTTAGAAGACAATTTACAGGAACATTATCCTCAGATGGTGATGTAACATTTACGGCAGGTACAAATGAAACATTTGTTTCAGCTGCCGAGGCAGATACTATTGTTTCAGTTATGACCGCTGGCGGTGGTTCATCAACTGGTATAGCAGGTGATGTTTTAAGTGTAACAGGTTCCAATCACGAAGGTGATACAATTTATAATTTAGGTGGTTCGCCAACAGGTAAAACTTTAACGCTTGACTTTGGCGCTAATATGACTGGTCATAAAGTTAAGGCATTATTAACTGTAAGTAGAACTGTTGTAGGTGCTAAATCTAAAACTTTAACATCAACAACTAAACAAGTTTCAACTGAGGCATTAGCAACCGCTTCATCAGGTGTTAATCTAGGAAAAGCAGATGTCTTTGATGTATTAAATGTTTATATGTCAGCTGACTTTAGCACAGACGCTACAACTAGCGATACAGACATAACATCTAGATTTGATTTAGATACAGGTCAAAGAGATAACTTCTATGATGTGGGTAGATTAAAATTAAAAACAGGAGAACTACAACCAACAGGTCGTATACTTGTAAGTTTTAGATTCTTCTCTCACGGTTCTGGTGATTTCTTTAGTGTAGATTCATATTCAGGTGTTGTAGATTATTCAGATATACCAACTTACACTTCTGATACAACAGGTCAAACTTTTGAACTAAGAGATTGTTTAGACTTTAGACCAAGAGTAGATGACGCTTCAACTATTGACGCTGGTGGACAAAACAGGTCATTTGATGGTTCAGGTGCTTCAACTGTTGACATTGTTAAATTTAATTCAGATGTATCAACTGACCACGAATATTACTTAAATAGAATTGATAAAATTTTCCTTGATAAAGAGGGAGATTTTTCTGTTGTAGAAGGCGCTAGTGCATTAGAACCACAAAAACCAACAGACTTAGATGGTGCTATGCATTTATACACATTAGAAATACCATCTTTTACTCACAACACAGATGATGTTACAATAACTAAAGTAGATAATCGCAGATACACAATGCGAGATATTGGTTTATTAGAACAAAGAATAGAAAATGTTGAGTATTATACTCAATTAAACTTATTAGAACAAACAGCTCAAGCAACTCAAATACAAGACGCTGATGGTTTTGATAGATTTAAAAACGGATTTATTGTAGATAACTTTAATGGTCATGGTGTAGGTGATATAAACAACAATGACTATCACGCAGCTATTGATTATTCAAGAGGTGAATTAAGAGCAATGCACCACACAGAAGGTGTTAATTTAATTGAGGCAGATGATGATGGCACAACAATAGCAGCTGCCGATAGAACAGCCGCTGGTTATCAAAAAACAGGTGATTTAATTACCTTACCATATTCTGAAACAGCAATTATAACACAACCATTTGCTACTAAGTCAATACCTGTAAATCCATTTGACATATTTACTTTTGTTGGTTCTTTAAGTTTAACACCACCAGGAGATGAATGGTTTGAAACAGAAAGATTACCAGAAATATTAACAAATGAAACAGGTCAATTTGATAACCTTGCTTCAAATATTACAAACTCTAATTTACAAACTAATCCATTTGGTTCTGTATGGAATCAATGGCAAGATTTCTGGCAAGGCACACCATCAGATTCAAATACAAGAGATTTAGGAACTAGAAGACAAGGTCGTAGACTTGTAAGAACTACAAGAACTACAACTACACAAGAAGTAGCACAAACAAGAACTGGTGTTAGAACTAGCCTTGTTACAAAAGCAATGAGAGAACAACTTGGTGATAGAGTAGTTTCTATAAACATTTTACCATTTATTAGAAATAGAAGTATAGAGTTTAGTGCAACAAGAATGAGACCTAACACTAGAGTATTCCCATTCTTTGATAACATTGACATATCATCTTATGTTACACCTGAGGGTGGTGCGTTAGGTGGTAATTTAGTTACAGATTCAAATGGTGCAGTATCAGGTACTTTTGCAATACCTGACCCAACAGTAGCTGCAAATCCTAGATGGCGTTCAGGTCGTAGAGTATTTAGATTAACTTCATCATCTACAAACTCAAATGATGAAACAGTAGTAAATACATCAGCAGAGGGTGTTTATACTGCTAGAGGTATATTAGATAACGAAGGTTCAACTAGAGAATTTTTTATTGTTAGAGAAGCTCTTACAGAAAATAGAAGAATTAATAGAACATCAACCAGAGATACAAATAGAGTAGTTGGTTGGGTTGACCCACTTGCACAATCATTTTTAATTGATGATTCTGGTGGTGCATATATGACAAGTGTAGATATTTTCTTTGCAAGTAAAGATGATAATATTCCTGTTACAGTAAGAATACAAAAAATGGTCAATGGATATCCAGGTCCAGAAGTATTACCATTTAGTGAAGTTACACTAAATCCTGGTTCTGTAAACACATCAACTGACGGCACAACAGCAACTAAATTTACTTTTGAATCACCAGTTTATATAGAAGAAAATGTTGAGTATAGTTTTGTAGTTATATCTCAATGTAATTCATATTCAGTATATGCAAGTAGAATGGGTGAAACTGTTTTAGGTTCTGATAGAACTGTATCAAGACAACCATACGCTGGTGTATTATTTAAATCACAAAACGGTTCAACTTGGACTGCTGACCAAAATGAAGACTTGAAGTTTACAATGAGAAGAGCAGAATTTACAACTTCATCAAATGGTACTTTAACATTGTGTAACGACACATACGATTCAAGAACATTGGCAACTAACCCATTAAGAACAACAAGTGGTTCAAATGTCGTTAGAGTTTTCCATCCAAATCACGGAATGCACGGAACATCTAACAATGTTACGATTTCAGGTATTAGTGGAACAATTAATGGTATAAGTGCCTCAGAATTTAATACTACTCATACATCAATTTCAAATGTAGGTTTAGATAGTTATGATATTACAGTATCATCAAATGCAACATCATCAGGTGATGGTGGTGGTACAGAAGTAGTAGCTACTCAAAACAAATTATACGATTTATTAAATTTACAATTAATGAATGTAAAACATCCAGATACAACATTAACATTTAATGTTAAGACAACATCAGGTAAATCAATTAATGGTTCTGAAACTGAATTTAGTTTAGATTCATCAACTACTTCTGTTGTTGCAAATGATAACATTTTATTTACTTCACCTAGAATGGTCGCTAGTGATATTAACCAAACAAACGAAATGTCTGGAAGTAAATCTTTATTTGTAAATTGTGTATTAGGTTCAACAAATTCAAAACTATCACCTGTAATTGATTTACAAAGAACAAGTGCTTTTGCAGTATCAAATAGATTAAATACAAATCCAACAACTTATCCGGATTATGTGTCTGATACTACAAATGAAGGCACAACTTCAGCGGCTAGTTATTTAACAAGACCTGTTGTATTAGATAATACTTCAACATCATTAGATATTAGATTGACAGCGAATGTTCGCACATCATCTAATATTTTAGTTTACTTTAGAACATCAGCTGCTGATGAAGTAAGAGATATAAATGATATTTCTTGGACACCATTTAATAGTGATGGTTCAGAAGATACAACAGTTATACCTGCTGAAGATGACTTTACATTTAGAGAGTACAAATACTCAGCAAGTAATTTAAATGGATTTGAGGCATTTCAAATTAAGATAGTGATGACTGGCACAATATCAAGTTATCCACCAAAAATTAGAGATATGAGAGGAATAGCATTAGCAGTATAATGGCAAGATTAAAAGTAGAAGGTCATGTAGGTTTAGTTAGAGATAAAATTTCTAATGCTATTGTAAACACTAACAAAAGTGATTATGACTTGTACATGAAAAGAGCAAAAGCAAGAGAATCACAAAGAGATGAATTTACCTCAATGGTAAAAGAGATAAATAGTCTTAAGCAAGAATTATTTGAAATAAAATCAATGCTAAAAAAGAGAGATAATTAATGGCAAGTACAGTAGCAACAACAGATACTTTAGAAACCTTACGAACTCAATTTAATGCCTTAGTGGCAGAAGTAGGTTCCGGTTTAACAATTGTTGATGATTCATCTAATACATCAACATTGACTATTGGTACTGATTCACTAAAAATATCAGGTGGCACAGGATTAGAATCTGCTGTTTCTGGCGATGTAATAACAATAAACGATTCAAATACAGGCGTATCGGCAGCCTCTTATGGTTCATCAACAGCAATACCTGTTGTAACTATAAATGCTCAAGGTAGAATTACTAATGCTTCAACAGCAAGTATATCTACCGACTTAACTGTTATAGATGACGCTTCAACAAGTGCAACTATCTCATTAGCAACAGATTCATTTAAAATATCAGGTGGTACAGGTACAACATCAGCGATTTCTGGTGATACCTTAACAATTAATCTTGACAATACGGCAGTATCAGCTGCTGAGTATGGTTCATCAACAGCAATACCTGTTATTACTGTTGACGCTCAAGGTCGTATCACAGCCGCTTCAACGGCAAGTATTTCAACAGATTTAACAGTAATAGATGACGCTTCATCTAGTGCTACAATTTCACTTGCAAATGATTCATTTAAAATATCAGGTGGTACAGGATTAGAAACATCAATATCAGGCGATGTATTAACAATTAATGATTCAAATACAGGAGTATCAGCTGCTGAGTATGGTGATGGTAGTAATATACCTGTAATTACAGTTAACGCTCAAGGTCGTATTACAAGTGTTTCAACAGCTAGTGTTAGTGCTTCATCTGATTTAACTATTGTTGATGATTCCTCAACATCAGAAACTATAACATTAGGAACAGAAACACTTAAATTTGCTGGTGGTACAGGACTTAGTTCTACTATTACAAGTGGTACTGTTACATATGCATTTGACGGAACAACATTTATAGATTATGAGTATACTGCTACAGGCGGTCAAACAACATTTACAGGTTCGGATGATAACGGCGCTACACTTGCTTACACAGCCGGCAAACAAGATGTATTTGTTAATGGTGTTAAGTTAGACACTTCTGATTACACAGCGACAAACGGAACAAGTGTTGTACTTGCTTCAGCAGCCGCTGTAAATGATATTGTAGCCATTAAAGCATACACAACAATTAATGTATCAAGTTTAAATGCGGATAATATATCATCAGGAACATTAGCACTAGCTAGAGGTGGTACAGGTACAAGTTTATCAATTGGTTCAGCTGGTCAAGCATTAATTGTAAATTCAGGCGCTGATGGTTTAGAATTTGGCTCAGCAGGTGTTAGTCAAGGAAAAGCATTAGCATTTGCATTAATATTTGGTGCAGGATAACAGGATAAATAGAGTTAGAGGCAAAATAAAATGGCAATAGGAAATAATTTTAAAAAAGGTAGATTTTTTGATACAGATAAAATCACACAATCTACACACCAAACAATGGGTGCTCCTGCTATTATAGAAATGGCAGATGATATAAATGCTGATGTTACAATAACATCTGGTAAAAATGGATTTGCTGTAGGCCCCTTAACAATAGATGGTGGCGTTACAGTTACCATACCTAGCGGACAGGTCTTAGTTATATTATAAATATGATTATTGGAGGAAAAGTTAAATGGCAGTTATTATAAATGCAGACACATCAGCTGGTTTAAAGCTAACAAGCGATACATCTGGGTTATTACAGTTTCAAAATAATGGAACTGTTTTAGGAATGGTACAACAGGTTGTATCAACGACCAAAACTACTAATTTTTCTACAACATCAACATCTTATACTGATATAACAGGGTTTTCGGTTTCAATAACACCTACTTCAACATCTAGTAAAATATTAGTAACAGGAAGTCTTTTTGCAAGTCATTCAAATGACAAGCTTTCGTTTTTTAATTTGGTACGAGATAGCACCAATATATGTCAAAGTACGGATGCAACAAGTAGTGATTCAACTGTCTTTCAAGATACTGAGGCATATTCAGACCACGATAGAGCAATATCAAATATACCAATAAATTTTTTAGATAGTCCAAACACAACCTCATCTACGACTTATAAAATTCAAGTAAGAACGACAGAAAATACTGTATATATAAACAGGAGAGGATTGAACAATGGGGCTTGTGCAACATCAACAATCACAGTTATGGAGATAGCAGGGTGATAGAAAGAGCAATATTAAAAATAAATCCTAATGCAAAGTTTTCAGTCAATGCAGATGATATTGACCAAATAACATGGTTAGATGATACAACACCTATATCTAAATCTGATATACAGGCACAACTAGGTGCAGTAGAGTTAGATATGGCATTAGAAGATTTAAGAAGAAAAAGAAATAAACTACTAGCTGAAACAGATTATTTAGCATTATCTGATGTAACTATGTCATCTGAAATGACAACATACAGACAGTCGCTAAGAGATATAACAAATGGTTTGACTACAGTTGACGAAATAAATGCAGTAACCTTTCCAACCAAACCAGGAGAATAATTAATGGCACTAACTTTACATGGTACAGTATCAGATAACACAGTAGCTTTAGATAGAAAGACTGCTACTCCATTAGTTATAAATGGTGATATGCAAATTGCACAAAGAGGAGACCAAACAGGAATCACAGCAGGTCAATATATAAACATTGATAGATATTTTATTAACATGATTAATTTAGGCACATGGTCATTTACTCAATCTACAGATACACCTGATGGATTAGGTTTTGCAAGCTCTTTAAAAATAGACTGTACAACAGCGGACGCAAGTCCAGCAGCTGCAGATAACTTTTATCTATCTTTTCAAACTGAAGGTCAAAACTTACAGATATTAGAAAAAGGCACATCGGATGCAAAAACATCAACACTTGCATATTGGATTAAATGTAACAAAACAGGAGACTATGTTGTTGAGTTGTGGGATAGAACTAATGACCGCCATGTTGCAGTATTGAAAACTATTTCATCTGCTAATACTTGGGAAAAAGTTGTATGTAATTTTCCTGCTGATACATCAGGTGCATTAGCAAACACAAGTGCTAGGTCAATTATGGTTTCATGGGCATTTGATTCAGGTTCAGATTTTACATCAGGCACATTACCAAGTACATGGGCTAGTCGTGTGGATGCCAATAGATTTGTAGGAACAGACTTAGGACTTGGCGACAGCACGGATAATGAAGTGTTGATTACAGGTGTTCAATGGGAGGTAGGAACTTATGATGTAAACAACTTACCACCATTTCAGTTTGAAGATGTAGAAACAAGTTTAGCTAGATGTCAGAGGTACTACATGAGAATAGATGGATTTGGTGGTAGTGGTAGAAGATTTGGGAGTGGTATAGTTCATTCAAGCACTCAAATGTTAATGAATGTTCCTGTAAGCACAACCATGAGAGATGACCCTAGCATTACATTTTCTGATATACAATTGAATGACGGTAGCGCTAGTGTAACCTTAGATAGTGTGAATACCATAGAAAGTTTTGTTTCAGTAATTTATGTAATAGGTGTTCATAATGAAAGTGTAACAACAACTAGACCTGCTCAGTTTAGAAATAGTAGCACAAATGCATATATGGATTTTGATTCGGAGTTATAAATGAATATTACATCAGCACAATATTTACAATTTGATAGTGAAGATAAAGTAGTAAAAGTTGTTACAGATAATCAAACATTATTTGTACCAATAAATGTAAACAACAGACATTACCAAGAACTTCAAGAATGGGTTGCTGAGGGTAATACAATACAGGAAGCAGATTAATGAGTACAATTAAATTAAAAGGTTCAAGTTCAGGTGAGTTAACCATATCAGCGCCAGCAGCTGCTGGAACTAATACGATTTCTTTGCCGGCTGAAACAGGAAATTTATTAACTTCTGTTACTACTGGAGTTTGTTTAGGTGTTACTGTTGCAACTTCAACAAGTACAATTTCAACCACAAACACAAGTTTTACAGCTACAGGTTTACAAGTAACAATTACACCACAAACAGCAGATTCAAAATTCTTAATGATAACAAGTGGTGGTAATGTGTTTCCAAATAATGAGCAAACAGAAATTCATATAATTCATTATGTAAATGTTGGTGGCGCTGGTGCAGGTGCGATAAATAATTCAAACACAAAAGGTTTAATTAGAAATGGACTTGTGGGTACAGCTGAACAAAAAGGTATGCAATCAACTTGCACATTTTATGACGCTAACACAACAAGTGAATTAGTATTTGAGCCATACTTTAAATCTACTAATGGTTCAAGCAC